TTGCCAGGTTATCAAAAGATGAATGGGTCAAGTGGGCCAAGAGCAGAGAAAGCGATGAAGAACTCATAGAGATCCTTGAAGGTGTTATAGATGAAATCGACGACAGAGTCCACACAAAACTCGAACAGTTCCAAAGTTCCTTCTTTGGCTCTATTGGTGCAGCTAGCAAAAAAGTTGATGATGCTACAGGACAAACCACGATCAAAGCGATAACCAGGGAGAACCCCATCATGGGGTTTGTTGCAGATATGTTAATGAAACGCCAGGGTGTTGATGGTCTACTAAATGCGGTAAAAGGGGTAGAGCTAGGGTCTGATAAGCCCAAAACAGACCGAAAGCTAGGCCTGTAAGGACTCTGAGCGGCCTGATCTAAGTTCTTATACCCATTCCTACCCCACCTGCCACTTCAATCCTTAAAATGGATTCCGTTGGTAAGAAAGAAGAATCTAGTCTGGAATCCAATTTGTGTATACTGCTTTGGTTAAGATTACCTGGCACTCATAACATATAGTTACTGTAGTATTGTACTTGGTAGTCTTAAGATGATCCTTAGATTGCAAACAGATATTACAGCGTCGCTTCACAGTATAACATCGAGGAAATAAGTACCTTCCTCTGTCCTTGTTAACTCCCATTTATTTTTATGGAAAGCTTCGGATAGTTCCTTGATACCCTGTTCTAAAGCTTTAGCCAGATCTCTTGACGCCTGGCTATTGCTCTGCCATACTGTTTCTATTCCTTCTTTAGAGATAGATTCGTAGGAGGGATGGGAAAAAAGGAGGATGGGATACTTCATCTTATTGCCCCATTCCGTTTCGATCTCTTCTAGTTTGCCGTTGAACTTGATCACGGCAGTCTGGCCTGGTGGAACCTCGCGCATTACGCTGGTTGCACCGAAGTGGAATTTGTCTTTTGTCATAATCTCACCAAGCTAGTTAAAGCATTTGAAATATAAAGGAACTAGGCTATACCCAAAAATGTTTACCTACTTATTTATTAAGGGCTACTCATTAATGAGTATATGGTAGCAAGGCGACGTAAACGTTCAAGACGCAGAGCTCCAAGGCAATTTGGAATCAACGTAATTGAAACTGGAACTGCCCTGGCATTAATTTCACAAGTAGATGCAGGTACTGCTGTAAAATCATTTTTAGCAGGTAATCTTGTTGGAGGATTGAACAGTATATCAAAGGCTGCAAAAACTAATAAAAAAGCAATTATAACAACGCTCATCGGAAGCATGGTTGCGAAGGTGGCAGTTAAGACATTATCACGGGGATCCCCAGTTCTAGCATCCTTGGGTCCGATCAAGGTGCGTGTATAGAGGTAAAATATGGCAATAGTAGTAACACGAACGACAGCAGCGTTGAGCGCAACGACTAGCTTTCAAAGCATGAACGATCAGTTCGCATCATCGGGGCTTTCCCTGGTTGTGCCTTCTGGAGTCTCACAGATATCACAAATATCTATGGGAGTTAGTACCGTTGGAACCGGTGCAGATCTATGTAGTGGATTCAAATTAACTGGTACGGCACTCCAGGAAGGAGATGCTACCTTTATGGGACCTGCAATCGCACAAGCCGCCTCTGGTGGAACTGGAGTGGCTAACTGTGTTGTCCAGGAAAAGACTGCACTAGGCGTAACTTCTGGAAATACACTGGATATTCAAATGGCTGTAACAACTGCAGCAACGATTGACGCAAGCTGCACGATCACATTCGAGTAAATTGAACAATGCCTGAAGGCGTTGGTTATGGACCGCAAGATACAGCCTCAACAGGTTTAAATCTTAATATAATTGGAGGTCATGCTTATGCATATAATAATCTCCCTGCAACGGTGGATGATACTGTAGTACTAGAATTCACAACAGGCACCCAATATTTAGTAGGGTGGATTCAATTCAACGGATATATTAAACCAAACCAACCAAGTGTGGGGACTGAGGGATCATGTACCGTTACTTTCAATGGACAAACAGTATTAAGTCTAAAAACGGATACTGAATTAGAAACCAGTGCGCCACATAGCGAAAACCAATATATTCTTATTCCAGCTTTTACCAGTGTTGTAGTTACATTAAGAGCATCACAAGCCGATACAGACCAATTTGCTACTGTAGGTATTGCAGGTAAACTATACGGCAAGGTTGACTAATGACACTTTCGACGGGGCCTACTCTGAACTTCTTTGGAGATCATGTATTTGCCTGGAGCGGACAAGAAGATCTAACTGCAGGAGTCACAACTCTCTTAGACTTTATCTCACCAAATCGTTTCTACAGCGTTGTCACTAACGTCTCTTTCGATTATAGCGGATGTTCTGCAGGTGATGCTCTGTCCTGGTCTATCCAGGGAAACGGAGAAGCACTGCACGTCAGCAAGTTCTTGATCACTAATGCTGGAGTAGGGCCCCAATTTCCTAATCTATACTATACGATCCCACCAAATACAGGTATGAAAGTCCAGGCAACTGGTCCTACTGGTAAAATGACAGTTGTTATGGAAGGGAAGCAGGTAAGTTAATGCCCAAATATTGTCCTGAATGTGGAACCAGGCTAGGTATGGTCCGTGAAACAGCCAGGAGAGCTTATGAACCTGGTAGTAATCCTAAACCAAAAAAGCGCAAACTATCAGCCTGGAACAAGTACGTTAAGGCTAACAGCAAGAAACCACGTTTCAGATACGCCAGGTCCAATAAGATCAACCTAAAGAAAATGGCAGTAGCATTTAGAAAAACTCCTGCAGGGAAGAAGAGGCGTTAATGGCCTACGAAGCGGTACCTGATGACGTAGAGATCCAGAAGTTGACAACTGCAGAGCGTGATGGTTTATCCAGGTATAAGATCCATGAAAATATTAATACATTTTTAGCGAATGAAAACGTCCCTATTGTTATTGGTGGATTAGTCGCAGGTTTTTTTGGCGTTAAATTGGCAGAGGATATTATCACCGATCTTGAAACTAGACTTGGGAAATTAAGTGCTGACACAAAACAAGATATAAAGAATATTGTAAACGTAAAACTTCCAACATTCGGAGCCCCAGCTCCAGTTGCGCCAACAGTTAGTGACCTTATCACCTATATCAAAAAGGAGATCGGATGAACCTAGGCGCATTGATTGCATTATTGAAATTGGTGCAAGATACCGATCTTATGGAACCTATGAAACCGACAGCGAGAAAAATAACTCTCGCTCTCCCTACATTAACTTATGAACAGTATAAAGATATTCCAACTGGCGAAAAGAAACTAGGTCGCCCTGGTCTTAGACCAAAAGGTCTGTAATGGAAATCACAACTGTTTCCTTAATGCTATACTTTGCTGCTTGGACCGTATTCTATGCACTTCTAAGCAAATATATTGCCAGGTTATCAAAAGATGAATGGGTCAAGTGGGCCAAGAGCAGAGAAAGCGATGAAGAACTCATAGAGATCCTTGAAGGTGTTATAGATGAAATCGACGACAGAGTCCACACAAAACTCGAACAGTTCCAAAGTTCCTTCT